ACTCACCGAAGAAGATAAGAAAGCGGCACGTGACAAAGCAATCGCACGGCTGGCGGAAGAACAATACCAGACACTCAGGAAGAAAAACGTCCGAAAGAAAGCGGATGATAATGTCCAACAAATGAGCCTGTTCTAATCATGAAACCGAGAACGAAACTTGAGAAACGTGTAACCGAACTAAGCGGCAAACTGTCCGCCGTTACCGAAGTACAAAAAGAATGGGCGAAAGAACATATATTCACCCACGAAGCATATAGGTGCAAGGATGAGCTATGGTGTTCCGAGTGCGGCGGAACATGGATAGACACAAGCAATAGCGAGCTGGGAACCACCCTGCTCGGTGATACGACCGAATGCCCGTACTGCCACCACAAACTGGACGTAAAGGTCAGCCGGAAACGAAAAGTCGAGGAAGAAAAGTACATGTCCATCTTACAGACCGCCGGAGAGTTCCAGATCATAAGACATATACTATGCTGCAAGTACGCCAGAAAAAGGAATTTTGATTTGAACAGCAGACAGGATTATATTCACTATGCTTTCTTTGAAGTGGTTCAGGAATGGATCACCGTCGAGGGGAAACGCACCATCATGGCAAAACCGATGAATATGGGAAGCAGCGGATGGATATATTCGGAACCACTGAGCATAAAGGGTGAATACGGCAGTTACAGCTGGAATTATCGTGGAGACCTATATGCGATATGGGGATGGATATATCCAAGAAAGAAACTGATCCCGGAATTGAGAAAGCGGGGAATCGGGAAACGGTTCCCCGATGTACCCCCCTCAAAACTTGTACGAGACCTTCTGAAAGGTGGCAATGATGCGGAATTATGTATCAAGACCGGACAGACGGATATGTTAAAGCACATGTACAAAACGGGCTATTACCAACTCCGATATAAACCGTCCTTCAACATCTGCAACCGCAACCGTTATATAATCAGAGATGCAAGCATGTGGAATGACTATATAAGCCTGCTGTCCTATTTCCACAAGGATCTGCATAACGCCAAATACGTATGTCCCAAAAATTTAAAAGCCGAGCACGACAGATTACTAAGAAAGAAAAATGAAATTGAGGCAAGGCAAAGAAGGGAAAGGGACAGAATAAAGGCTATCCAAAAAGAAAAGCAGCTCAAGGAGGATATAGCATCATTCTACAACCGGATGGAAAGATTCTTCGGCATGGAAATCAAAGGCGACGGTATAACCATCCGTCCGCTTGAAAGCGTAACCCAGTTCTACAAGGAGGGCAAAGTCATGCACCATTGTGTATACGCCAACAGGTATTACAGACGCAGTGAATGTCTGATCATGACAGCCATAGCCGGAGAAAAACATGTGGAAACCATCGAAGTGAATCTTAAATCGTTTCAGATAGTACAGTCAAGAGCCGTATGCAACGGAACATCAGAGTATCATGACCGCATTATCCGGCTGGTGGAGAAGAACATGAGTTTAATCAAAAAAAGAATAGCATAATGAAAGATTATATAGAATTTTTAAAAGACAAGATGGCAATCAGCCATCAGACTGGGTTTGAAGTCAGACCGGAAGAAATTTCCCCGTATTTATACCCTCATGTGAAAGATACAGTACGTTGGGCTATTTCCGGCGGTTGCAGGGCGATATTCTCCAGCTTCGGTATGCAGAAAACCGTAACCCAGTTGGAGATACTGCGGGTGATCCTGAACCGCACAGGAGGCAAAGGGTTGATAGTTTGCCCCAAGCGTGTAGTAGTGGAGTTCCTGACACAGGCCGAAAAGCATCTGGGTATGAAAGTGACCTATGTACGTACTATGCAGGAGGTGAAGCAATGTCCGACCAATATCATGGTGACAAACTATGAACGTGTCCGTGACGGCGAGGACGGAATAAGAATAGAACCTTCCTACTTTACCGTTACCTCATTGGATGAAGCGAGCGTGTTACGTGGATTCGGAACCAAGACCTATCAGGAATTTCTTCCTCTGTTTGCAGAAGTTCCGTACAGGTTTGTTGCCACTGCCACGCCATCACCCAACAGATACAAGGAACTGATACACTATGCCGGCTACCTTGGAGTGATGGATACCGGGCAGGCACTTACAAGGTTCTTCCAGCGTGACAGCACGAAGGCGAACAATCTTACCCTCTATCCCCACAAGGAGAAGGAATTCTGGTTATGGGTAAGTACATGGGCGTTGTTCCTCACCAAACCGTCTGATTTAGGTTATCCCGATACAGGATATGAGTTACCAGAGTTACGGGTACATGAAGAAGTCGTGAGTGTGGATAATTCCACTGCCGGAGCCGACCGTGACGGACAGGTGAAAATGTTCCGTGAGGCTGCTCTAGGCCTTGCTGATGCAGCTAAGGAACGTCGGGACAACATGCAGGAAAAGATTGCCCGTGTGGTAGAGATTATCAATCGCCCGGAAAACAAAGACGACCATTTCCTTTTATGGCATGACTTGGAGGCTGAACGTGAGGCACTCTGCAAGGCAATTCCCGGATGTAAGGCTGTGTATGGCTCGCAAGATGATGAAGAAGCCGACAGGGTGATAGCGGACTTCAAGGATGGCCGCCTGAAATATCTGGCCGCTAAACCTGAAATGCTTGGTGAGGGTCTGAATTTCCAGTACCACTGCCACAAGGCAATCATGTTCATTGACTACCGTTTCAACGACAAGTTTCAGGCAATAGCCCGTATCTACCGTTTCATGCAGCAGCATCCGGTTGACCTCTATCTGGTCTATGCGGAAAGTGAGGGAGAGATATACAAGAGCTTCATGCAGAAGTGGGCGCAACACCGCCAGATGGTAGCCAAAATGACCGATATAGTTCGTGAGAACGGTTTGTTCGGCTTACAGGCAGAGGAAAAGATGATGCGCTGGATGTTCGCCAGTCGGGAAGAGAAGTCCGGCAAACTGTGGAAAGCTATCAATAATGACAATGTACTTGAATGTCAGAAAATGGAAGATAATTCGGTAGACCTGATTGTAACCAGTATCCCGTTCTCCAACCACTACGAATATACGCCTACCTATAATGATTTCGGACATAATGAAGACAACGGCAAGTTCTTTGAGCAGATGGACTATCTCACCCCGGAGCTTATGCGTATTTTAAAGCCCGGCCGGTTGGCCTGCATCCATGTAAAGGACCGTGTACTGTTCGGCAACGCTACGGGTGACGGTATGCCCACCATCGACCCGTTCAGCGAAATGACAGTGTTCCATTATCTGAAGCACGGATTCCGCTACATGGGGCGTATTACAGTGGATACGGATGTAGTAAGGGAGAACAACCAGACTTATCGGCTTGGATATACAGAAATGTGTAAGGACGGTTCAAAGATGGGTATCGGTTGCCCGGAATATGTTCTTCTCTTCCGAAAGTTGCCTTCTGATACCTCACGAGCCTATGCTGATTTGCCGGTGACAAAGAATAAGAGTGAATACTCGCTTGCCCGTTGGCAGATAGATGCCCATGCAAGTTGGAAATCATCAGGTAACTCTCTATTGAGCTATGAGGACATGAAAGGAGCCGGAATAGACAAGATACGCCATCTGTTCAGGAACTACGAACGCGAGCATATATATAACTACGAAGAACATGTATCATTCGCAGAGGAATTGGAAGCTTACGGAAAGCTGCCTAAAACGTTTATGGCTGTCGATCCGGTAAGCAAGAAACCCTGGATATGGGATGATGTCACCCGTATGCGCACGCTCAATACCAAGCAGTCACAGAAGAAACGGCAGAACCACATCTGCCCTTTACAGCTCGATATCGTTGAAAGACTGATTGAACGGTATTCAAACAAGGGTGAGTTGGTGTTTGACCCCTTCGGAGGTATCGGCACAGTACCTTATTGTGCCATCAGACTGAAACGTAAGGGATTATCTACTGAACTAAATTATGACTATTGGAAAGACAGTCTTTCATATCTGTATGAGGCGGAGATGGAAGTTAGCGCACCCACATTGTTTGATTTGATGGACAGTGCCGTATGAACATCTATCATACAGAACCCAGATTCGACTGCGAGAAATTCGCTCCATGCGGGCGCATCTCCCTGCACAAATGCCGGAAATACAAAGGCAGACTGGATGAATGCAGGGGATGTACGCTTGTACACCGTAAAGCCAAGACGGTTGCAGGTACGGAAGCCGGAAGAAAGGTTTGTCCGCATTGCGGACGTTCCCTTCCGCTCCACCGGTTCTATAACAGGACTGTCAGATGTGGGGATAAGGAATACCGATGTCTCACCTCCTGGTGCAAGATGTGTATGAGTGAAGTCGCAGCGGAAAGGAATCGTAATAATTAATTTAAAAATCTAATGAAAAACGTAACGAAAATAGCTAAAAAGTCCGCAGGGCTTAGTCAAAGATGTTCGATTTGTCCACTTATGCAAAGATGTACTTTAGAAATCCATAGAGCTTGTTTTGACAGCTTTGTGGATGGCTTCAAGAAAGGAGCCAAGATGGCAGAAAAGGAAATAAACAAGAAATTCAAAACAAGAACAGAAATGAATATAAAGTAATTTATACGCTATTATGAAGGCAAGAATAAAAAGAAAAATACAAAAACGACCATTTTTATATAATGTAGGACAAGTATTTAAGGCTTGTGATTGGCTTATTACCATCCAGCGTGGGGAATACCGTTGGAACAGGTATCGTACATTCGGCACTATTATAAAAAGAGAAATATAATCATAACAGATTGAATATGAATATAGAACAAATTATTTTCAACCTTCTCAATAAGAGCGCACATACGTGGGTTAGATATTGGAAACAAAAAGAAATGTCGGGTTTAACATTACCTGGCGAATATGTTGAGATAAGGATTTTTTTCTTATCAGGTTTAGACATTTCTGATTTTTTAGAAGCTGGATTTAAAATTCATACAATACAATCCAAGAAAATAGATACAGATGCTTATTGTGACATCCTGTTAGTGCGTTAATTTGAGTAAAACAATATAGATATGAACCTATTTGCAAACGAAATAGAAAATCAAGCTATCGAGCGCATACAGAAGTTTGCCAAGATAGCCAAGACTATGGGATTTGAAGTGCGTCTAGGCTTTTCCGGTGGAAAAGATAGTCAGGTATGCTATGACCTCTGCAAGCGAAGCGGCATAAACTTCAAAGCCTACTACAATATCGCTTTTGAAAGCTCCGTTACAAAGAAGTTTATCCGTGAGCATTACCCCGATGTGATTTGGCGCAAGGACTATAAGTTTGGCTTTATCGAAAACATTTGGCGCAATCACGGAGGATTGCTCCCAACCGTACAAAAGGCTTATTGTTGCGATAACTACAAGCATAATCGCAACTATGTAGATAAATGCACTATTGTCGGTGTGCGAAAGGCTGAAAGCGCAAAACGAAAAAAACGTACCGCATTTGAAGCAAAGAACAAAACGGTAATGAAGCACAACAAGGTTCTGATAGATAATTACTTTGAAGAGCATTGCCAATCCGTAGGAACTGGAAGCGTTATCCAGCTAAAGCCTATCATTGACTGGACGGACAAAGATGTTTGGAACTACATACACAAGCATAACCTTCCTATCAATCCCGAATACCAGCACTCAAAGCGTGTCGGCTGCATCGTTTGCCCGAAAGCGAACTTTATGAGTAACTATATCGGATTGATGAAATATCCTAAACTGATAGATACGTTCATTCTTGCAAAAGAAAAAGCAGGAAGAAACAAACCGTCAGATTGGGATGTAACAAGGGAAGATAAATCTTATATCATCGACAAGCCCTATTACATCTGTCGCTGGTTGAACCATTCCTTTATGCCGTTCACTCCAAAGCAGGAGGAACTTTACAGACAAGTAAGAGAAAAATATAATAAAATACATAGCTCATAAGCCGGATAAACTGGTTTAAACATAATATAGAAATGAAAAAGGTACTATTTATCTGCACGCTCCTCACTGTATTGGTAGGATGTGCTATCAAACAAACCCCTCGTGCTACTTTAAAGAGAGGATATAAAGAGAATCGCTTCACTAAGCAATTTCATTCTGTGTTTAATCAAAAATATTTATTAAAATGAAAAGGCTGCCGAATATGCAGCAAGTGTTATAGCCGAGTTCCCTGAACTTGCAAGCTACAAAGGAACTATTGAAACCGTTTACGGACAAGGGGCAATGGAAGGTGAATTATTAGGAGAGGAAACCGGAACGTTTGGACAGGCGCTTGAATCTCTTAGACGGGGGCGCCTTGTTGCTCGTAAAGGATGGAACGGTAAGGGAATGTTTATATTCATGCGGCCTGAAGATAGTTTGTCTACTGATATGATTGTAAATCAGGTTAAATCACTTCCTGAATCATTTAAAAAGTGGGTTGCCGATAATCATGGAGATTCTGTAACTGATAAAATCAAGTTTACCGCATATCTGTGTATGAAAGCTGCTGATGGAACAGTTGTAAACGGTTGGCTTGCGTCCCAAACGGATATGCTTGCTAATGATTGGATAATAATTGAGTAATCACATTACCATACGGCGGTTGAAAGTCTGCCGTATGGCTCAAATCTAAAAATTATTGAACTCTTTCAAAGTAGATAGGCTTATGATTTGGATTCAGTTTTACAAGATAACCATCATAAACTAATTGCGATATTGCAAGTCCGACTTTACGTCCGTCTTTTATAGAAGGTTCCAATGCTTGAGCCCATAACAAAAGCATGTGCTTGGTTATGCCAGTTTGTCCAACTGTTGTATTGTTCAATAATCCCTGTAGAATTGCATTCTGAGTGTTCATAATCGTATGTATTTTAATAATAAATTGCAAAGATAATAAAAAAAATGATAATAGCATGGTTTAGTTACGGTGTAACATCCGCAGTAGCTTGTAAGATAGCGCTAAGTTTGTATGATGATGTGCAGATTTACTACATTGAAACAGGTTCCGGACATCCTGATAACACCCGGTTCCTATCTGATTGCAAAAGATGGTATAATCGTCCGATACATACTATCAGAAGCGATAAATATCTCAACGTAGAGGATGTGTTGGCTAAGAAAAGATTTATTAATGCTCCTACTGGCGCAGCTTGTACATTTGAACTAAAAAAGCAAGTCCGTTACAAGCTGGAAAAGGAGCTTAGTTCTTGGGGCGGTCAAGTTTGGGGATTCGACTTTGACCCAAAAGAAATAAACCGCGCCATCCGCTTTAAGCAGCAATATCCAGATACAAAGCCACTATTTCCGCTTATTGAAAAGCAGATTACGAAGCCGGATGCAATGGGAATGCTTAGGAAAGCTGGCATTGAAATCCCTGCCATGTACAAGATGGGTTACAATAACAATAACTGTATCGGTTGTGTAAACATAGCACGTTGCAAACAATAAGAACAATGATTATAAACATAATAAGAGGATGTAATATATAATACAGACAGCCCTTGTCAGTGCTTTGTGAATACCCGGTAATTGCTTTGTGGTGGTTATCAGGTATTTTATTGCCAACCAATTAATACCAAAATATCATGAGCTTAAACGAATTAAGAAATAAAGCCTACCGTAACGCAGTAACGCACGGTTTCCACGATAAGGAACTGAGTAATGAACACTGCTTTTGCCTTATCATCAGCGAGCTTATGGAAGCAGTGGAAGCGGACCGAAAAGGGAAACATGCCGACAGGGAATCTTTCAAGTCTTCTTATGAGGATGAAGAACCGCACGATGATGTCAATTTCAAGTATTGTTTTGAAAAATATATCAAAGATACGATTTCAGACGAACTAAGCGATGCAGTTATACGCTTGCTTGACCTTGCAGGACTTCGAGGGATAAGCCTTGAACTTGCCAACGGAGATATTGATGACTGTATTGAAGATATGGCAGAAGCCTATAAAGACGAAACTTTCACCGAATCAATCTATTCCATCTCTACACTTCCTGTTAGATATGACGGAATATTTGATTTTTCTATTACTGTGAATGATATGATACTGTCAATTTTTGGACTTGCCAAACATCTTGACATAGATTTGCTTTGGCATATCGAACAGAAGATAAGATACAATGAATTAAGACCTATGTTGAACGGGAAAAAGTATTGAATATGAAAACAATATTATTTACAATTATATGCATTATCGCCCTATTATGGGTTGGCGATCTCACAATTACATTTAAGCCGTTTACCATTTCACTTCCCGGTTGGTATAAGCCTGTAGGTATCCTTCTGTTTATTCTGTCAATGGCGGTATATACCACAGGGGATTATACCAAAGGCTATAAACAAGGTTTCGATGATGGGATAAAAAAATGTGTTGAAATACTTAAAAAGGAATGCACTTAATGGGAAATATAGCTCTATGAAAGCTCCCAATCTGACTTTATGCCAAATTTGCGTGGCTTTCCAGCATTCTTGACTTATTGAAAATCGTATTTGAAGCCCCCCAAATCTTTACTTTAGCGGTAGTTCACAATTTTGTGATAAGAAAAAATAAAATAGTTAGTGGTGATTCTTTGGAGTTGTCGCTAATTTTTTTCACTAAAAATTATTCGCAAAAATGCGAATGAATAAAATTAAAATGCTATCTTTGCATTAAAGAAACAAATGAGATGGTAGTAACGTTTGATAAAGAGTATCTGAAAGAATTGTATGAGTTTGGAAAAGCGAATGATAAAAAGCATCGTTTTCAACCTGATATCGTACGTAGATATAAACGTTGTATAGATATAATAATCAGTGTCCCTGATGTAACTTCACTTTGTAAATACAATGGGCTGAGTTTTGAAAAATTATCAGGGGACAAAAAGGACTTTTGCTCTGTTAGAGTAAACAATCAATATCGTATTGAATTTACAACCACAGAGGTGCAAGGTGAAGTAGTGACTACCATCTGTAATATAATTGAATTGTCTAACCATTATAAATAGAAAGTTATGATTAAAATAGATGGCGTAGACCCTAAAATGATAGCTAATAACTTAATTCCTTTTGAACCGACACACCCGGGAGAAGTATTAAAAGATGAAATTGAATTTAGGGGTATTTCTCAAAAGAAACTTGCTAAAGAGATGGGTGTGTCTTATACTGTATTAAATGAAATTCTGAATGCAAAGCGTTCACTAAATACAAAATATGCTATGCTCCTAGAAGCTGCGTTAGATTTAGATGCGGAACCTTTGCTCAAAATGCAAACATCTTATAATTTGCAAATGGCAAAAAAAGACAACAGATTTATGGAGAGAATTAATAAGGTGCGTAAGATTGCAGCGTTATTATGATTGATGTTAGAGAATTAAGGATTGGTAATTATAATTTAGGCGTGATTCCATTTGGTTTCACGCCTTTTTATACCATTCTCTAAAGTTTTTTCAAATACTTTACAGTAACTTTCTAAAGCTTACTTATATTTCTTCATCTTTGGCAAATGTTTCCTTATGTCACTGATACGTGTTGCGTCACTCGGATGCGTGCTCATGATCTCTGGCACTGAACCCGATCCGCCCGCCGACATCTTCTGCCAGAATGTGACGGCCACATTCGGATTATAACCAGCCATCGTCATAAGAATAAGCCCCATATAGTCAGCCTCGGTTTCATGTTTGCGTGAGAATGGAAGCATCACACCGTATTGTGCCCCAAGACCATAGACTATATTCCCGGCTTTCTGTATGGCGGCGGACTTTCCACTGAGAGCCTCCCCCAAAATTTTCGCTCCGTATTGTGCAACCAGCTGCTGACTCATACGCTCATTGCTATGCTTGGCCACAGCGTGCGCCACTTCATGTCCGATAACTACAGCCAGTTCGTCATCAGAGGAAACCAGATTCATCAGTCCCTCATACACAACGATTTTGCCTCCCGGCATACAGAAAGCGTTCACCTGATTATCCTTAACCAGGTTAAATTCCCATGAGAAGTTCCTCACCTCACCGGACATTCCATTATTTTCCAAGTATTGTTCCGTGGCAGCGGCTATTTTCTTTCCGACACGTGTCACCATCGCTTTCTTTGTCGCGTTACTTGATATCGGTGCCGACTTGATATATTCCGAATACTGGGTCAGACTTGATGAAAGCACTTCGGAGTCGGATACAAGCAGCATCTGTTTCCTGCCTGTCAAAGGAACACTTCCACAACCGTATAACAGAAGCACGGTTGCAAATAAAGTCACAATTTTTTTCATGCACCTATAATTTTAAAAGCATGAACAAAGTTAACGATTATTTTCTAATTGTGATAAGTCGGTATATGAAAAAGCATTGCACATATCATTGGACGGTATTCATACAAAGCGCGACTGAAATGAACATGTCAATATCCAACTTTTAAGTTAAATCAAGTTTAACTCACTGTTAATCAGATGATTACATTTACACACATCGCTAATAATCAGTATCTTAGCTATATAAAAGAAAAGCAAAGTAATAACAATTAAAAGATATACGATAATGAAAGCAGATTTAGTTTTAGTTATCAGCCCTGAAGCCCCACTGATGAAACAACTGGGTAAAGTATTGGGTAAGATGGCAACCCCTTATGACTTCTCTACTATAGAGAGGGGTGAAAAGTACATCACCATACAGCATGATGAAATAGGGCTTGTAGTGGCTTATACGAGTGAAGAAAGATTGAATGTGAAACATTAAATATTGATTATTATGGGTGAAATAGCAGATAGTTTAATTAGTGGTGAATTTGATTGCATCACAGGTGAATATTTAGGTGAAGAGGTTGGCTATCCAAGAACGCACGCTTATGACAGACATGAATACATGCCACCAGTTGAAAAGAAGCCTACCAGCAAGGCAAATGTCTGTATAACTAACATGTGTAAGGACAGAGGTTTCAGTAATCGTGAAAAGATTGAATTAGTAGCCAAATTCTTGTATAGCAAAGGTTACAAACAATTGCCTAACCTATCCCATCAGTATAAAATCATTCACAGCCAGTACAAGAATGATTTTAAAAAGTTTTTGGTTGAACAAGTAAAGCAAAGAAAGGATGAATAATATATTCACAATATGCTATTCAGAAGAAGAAACAAACGGAATAGGTTACCAGTGAAATACTTTCCTGTAATTCTTTATCTTACCAGCAATTCGGCATTGATATCAACAAAGGAATTATAACACACATAACAAAGTATTGACAAGCCGTGTCAGTACTTTGTTTTCCTCATTTTTCCCCTTAGCTCCCTTATTAAGTACCTTCGTTTCTGTAACGCAAAAAAAGCAATTATGGAAATTATTTACAGAAAACTAGAGGAACTGAAGAAACTGGAAAACAATCCAAGAACTATTTCGGATGAACAGCTAGACAAACTTAAAGAGTCAATCCGAAACAATCCGGATTATTTCGAAGCCCGACCGATCATCCTGTCAGACCGTACTGGCGAATTGGTCATTATCGCTGGGAACCAAAGGTATGACGCCTGTGTATCGCTAGGTATGCAACAAGTACCGACCGTTCTTATTCCCAACCTGACCGAGGAAAGGGAACGTGAGCTAATCATCCGTGATAACGTTAACAACGGACAATGGGATGAAAAGCTGTTGAAAAATTGGAATGATGACGAACTAAAAGAATGGGGAGTCGACCTGCCAGAAGATTGGGGAATTTCTCCGGATGATTTCGGAGATGGCTTCTCTTTACCTAATGGAAATAAATCACCATTTCAGCAGATAACATTTACACTTTCTGATGAACAGGCTGACATGATACGGCGAGCAATAGAAGAAATCAAACAAACAGATTTATATAAGTACGCTGAATCATTCGGCAACGAAAATGCAAATGGGAACGCATTATCTTTAATTGTAAGACAATGGGAAGAGCAAAAGAAATAGTGGTAAAGGTTATACCGAGCAGTGTTGCAAATCCATTTATGAAGAAACACCATTACTCAGGGAAAGTTGTTAATAATAGTTGCCTACATTTTGGATGTTTCCTTGATAACGCATTGCATGGAGTGTTATCATACGGGCCATCGTTGGATAAAAAGAAGATAATGCAACTTGTAGAAGGTACAGGATGGAATGAATTTCTTGAATTAAACAGAATGGCATTTGATGATTATTTGCCGCGTAACTCGGAAAGTTATTGCATTGGTAAAACACTTCGTATGATAAGGAAGAATGCACCGCAAATAAAATGGGTAATATCTTTTGCCGATGGCTGTTCTTGCGGTGATGGAACTATATATCGTGCTTCTAATTTTGTGCTTACAAATATAAAGGAGAATTTTAATCTCTGCTTATTACCAAATGGGGGAAAAATTCATAAAATGACATTAGAAAGCAATCCGACCACACCAAGAAAGGAGCTTGGCGGAAAATCGTATTATGACATTACCGGTGGACGATTTAATTTTAAGAAATATGTGGAGTATGTGAATGGTGAAATATTATCCGGCTTCCAACTTCGTTACATCTATTTTATAGATAAATCATATCGTAAAAAATTAACTGTTCAAGAAATTCCATTTTCAAGAATTGATGAAATGGGAGCTGGTATGTATAAAGGGGAAAAAGTAGCGCAGGCTAAAAGACATGCTATAAAGACGGAAAGACATGGCGAAGTACAATAAAGAAATGGTAAAACAATGTGCCGCATGGGTACAAGAAAACGGGCTGATAGAGTACGGAGGGGCTAAGCTGAAGGACTTCCTAACCCACTTTGCAATTGACCAACGAACCTATTACAGATGGATGGAGGAAACCGAGTTTGCCGAAGCAATAAAAAAAGCGAAGCTAGATTTCAAGAACACACTAGAAACTGATATTGTAAAGTCACTCGCTAATGCCGCCAAAGGGTACGAATATATACAGATTCAAACCGAATATAAAGACGTGAACGGTTCCCCTAAAATCGTAAAGCAGGTAAAGAAAAATATACGCGTGGAACCGAATGTGGGAGCAGCCATATTCATTCTTACCAATCTAGCGCCCGAAAGATGGCAAAACAAGCAACGACAGGAGCTGAGCGGAGACATATCCGGTCTTACCGTTGTAGTAGATAACAAGGAAGATGCGGAATTGATTAGAAAAATCAACGAATTATAAATGCATGCAACATATGTATATAAAGAAAATCTTAGCGCATGGCTATTCGGATACCGGATCATCGCTAACAAAGGTGGTACGCGATCTGGAAAGACGTATTCCATCGTATCTTTATTTATCTCTGTAGCCGCTACGAGCAGAAAAAAACGAACGATTGACATTGTATCCGAATCACTCCCTCACCTAAAGAGAGGTGCTATGAATGACATGGATGAAATACTAAAGAATGAGGGGATGACAGAAGGAATAGATTACAAAGAAAACAGGTCAGACCATACCTTTGAATTTCGGTCTGGAACTACGATACGATTCTTCAGCGCTGACGACTGGGGAAAGGTAAAGGGATCAAAGCGCGATGTACTATTCCTCAACGAATGTAACCGCCTACCATACGAAACCTATCGGCAGTTATCTGTACGTACCACCGAATGTATATTTCTTGACTGGAACCCGGATTCTGAATTTTGGTATGAGATAAAAGGGTTGCAGACTAGAGAAGGAACCATAGAGGTACATTCCACCTACAAGAATAACCCGTTTCTATCAGAATCACAGATTATTGAAATCGAGTCAAACAAAAATGATACCGAATGGTGGAAGGTTTACGGACTTGGACAAACCGGACGACCACAGGGCGTAGTGTATACACGATGGAAACAAGTGCCAGAAATTCCACAAAATGCAGTTTTCATTGGCAGAGGACTGGACTTTGGCTTTACTAATGATCCTACGGGAATTGTTGATGTATATAAGCTAAACGGAAAGTTATGGTTAGATGAAATATGCTATCGCAAGTCTATGACGAATGATATCATAGCCGACCGCCTACGCGGACTTCCAGGAGACACCATAGCCGACAGCGCAGAGCAAAAATCTATTATAGAGATACGAAACTATGGCATCCGTAAGATTGAGCCGGCCCAAAAAGGAGCAGACTCCGTGAGAGCCGGTATCCAGATTCTTCAACGATACGAACTAATGGTAACACAAAGAAGTTTAAACCTGATATATGAACTTAGAAATTATAAATGGAAAGAGGACAGGATAACCGGCAACTTACTGAACGAGCCTATTGACAAGTTCAACCACGCCCTCGATGCGGTACGCTATGTTGCGCTTAATAGGTTATCAGAGAAACCAACACCCAAACGACCAAAAGCAAAAATAGGAAAGATATGACAGTAAAAGAATTTTTGACAATAAGCAGCATTGCCACCGAACCCGAGGTCATTAGAACCAAGTTGGATGAACTGAGAAAACCTTATCAACTAGGGCAGTATAAGACACCAGATACCCTAAACGACATAAATATGGGAGAACTGATGCAACTGCAATCCATCGAAACAGAACACGATATCTTGTTCGTTCCCTGTACTGTACTGATGGGGCTGAGTAAACGTTATATATCCCAACTTCCAGCTAGCGATGTACTGGGATTCGTACAATGGGTGG